CATTCATGATTCCGTGATGGCTATCCAAAAGGCTGCGCTCGATAAGCTGCCTAGAATGCCGCGCGAACTCGAAGGCGCGGCGATGGATGGCGGGTATGACGATGGCGACGCACCGTTCGGCCTGTTCAGTGGCGCGAACATGTCGGAAGGCATAAACCTTTGGTACGCGCAGCAAGCGTTCATTGGTCATCAGATGTGCGCCATCGTCAACGCCGGCTCATGGCTGGTGAACAAAGCCTGTTCGCAGCTACCACGCGATGCGATGCGCAAGGGCTACAAGATCATCGGCGCGGATGGCAACGAGCTAGACCCCAAAGTGTCGTCCCGTATCGAAGCGTACGACGCTGCCTACAAGATCAAGCAACATTGCGTTCAGTTCGTGCGCAAGGGGCGTATCTTCGGCATTCGCATTTCACTGTTCCGTGTGAATTCGCCGGACCCGCTCTATTACGAAAAACCGTTCAACATAAACGGCGTGCTGCCTGGCGCATATCGCGGCATCGTACAGGTGGACCCGTATTGGTGCGCGCCGTTGCTCGACAAAGAAGCATCAAGCAACCCCGTATCGCCGCACTTCTACGAGCCGACATACTGGCTCATCAACGGCAAGCGTTACCATCGTTCGCATTTGTGCGTGTTTATCAATGACGAAGTGATGGACTTCATGAAGCCGTCGTACATCTACGGTGGCGTTCCGCTCCCGCAACAAATCATGGAGCGTGTCTACGCGGCGGAACGCACGGCGAACGAAGGGCCGATGCTGGCAATGACCAAACGCACGAACATTCTAAAGGTCAATTCCGTAAAGGCGATGGCGAACAAACGCGAGTTTGACGATAAACTCAACTGGTGGATGGGACTGCGAGATAATTATCAAGTTCGTGTGATCGATAAAGACGAAGAGGATATTACTCAAATCGACACGGCGCTATCCGATCTGGATAAAGTCATCATGAATCAATATCAACTCGTATCAGCAATCGCGCGCACGCCCGCCACCAAGCTGCTAGGGACCACGCCGACGGGTTTCAACAGCAGTGGCGACTATGAGGCGGACTCGTATCATGAAGAAGCCGAAAGCGTGCAGGACAACGACTATCAGCCTTTGATTAAGCGGCATCATCAACTTGTTATCAAGTCGGCGATCCGTCAGCCGATCCGCGTCAAGGCTGAATTTAACCCGATGGACGCGCCGACAGAATCCGAACGTGCGGAAACGAATTTGAAGAAAGCGCAGACGTACAAATTCATTTTCGACATGGGCGCGGTTGATGGAGTGGACATCAATGAAGTTGTACGCAACGATCCGACTATGGGCATGACTGGCATCACGCCTGCCATCCGCGCACAAGGTGAAACTGATGTTGACATTGAAGGTAACGCGGTACGGACGATTGAGGATAGCCCTGCACCGGCTGAAATGTTCGGCGCTTCGCCGACCGATACGGGCGATGATGATAACGAAGATACTATTGCGGCACGGGGCGATTGAGTTATGCCCGCCCGCAAAGTTCGTATTGTCGCGAAAAAGAAAGCATGGGTCGATCAATTCAACGTACCGCTAGTCAAGGGGACTACGCTTAACGTAAGCACAACGATCGAATCACGCTACGCCGCGCGTCTGACGAAGCTCATCGATCGTATGACCGCGCAGACTCGCCGTGAAGTGCTGGCAAGTCTGCGCGAAAATGGCATGCCTGCCGATAGCGCGATGGATGCGAGTCCGGCCAATCAGGCGCAGATTGTGTTCAACGCGCTGCAACGCAAATGGGATCAGGTATTCGGACGTATCGCCAGTGAAACGGCTATGTCCATGCTTGACGAAGTGTCGGACAACAGCAAATCAAAACTTGGTGAATCTCTCAAGGATTTGAGCGGCGATCTGACATTGGACGTATCAGCAATATCTGGACAGTTGAAAGATATTCTTGATGCGAGCGTTAAAGAAAACGTCGAACTGATAAAGCGCGTGCCGTCCAAGTATTTCGAGCAAATGCAAGGCGATGTGATGCGCTCGATTCAGAACGGCAACGGGTTACAGGATTTGATACCCGCGTTTGAGAAACGAGCCGTTAGCGTGCGTAATTGGGCGCAAAACGTCGCGATGGATCAGACGCGCAAGGCGTTTAATGGCATCAACAAAGGACGGATGCTATCGGCCGGGCTCAACGAGTTTGAATGGGTCCACGGCGGCGGGTCGAACCATCCACGCGAGTATCATAGAGACGTTTTGAACGGCAATATTTATAGTTTCGACCCTGAATCCGATAACTACTTGCCGCATCTGGACGGTCCCGGTAAAGGGGAGCGCGGCATCCCCGGTCAAGCGCCGTTCTGCCGATGTACGATGCGCCCCGTGTTCCGTTTGCCGAAGGGGTATCACGATGACGAAGAGTAAGCCGGTGTTGCCGTGCGCAGTTTGTAGCAAGCCAACGAAGCAGGAATGCGCACACGTCGATTGCCCGAATCGCAAACGCGTTACCGCATCCGTGCCCGGTGAATCATCACTACGCGGCATGTCGTACGGTGCATCGTATAGAAAAACCTATCAGGACAAATAATCATGCCACTCAAGCAAGGTAGCAGTAACGCAGATATCGCGGCTAACATCAAAACGGAACAGTCTGCCGGTAAATCGCATAAGCAGGCCGTAGCGATCGCGTTGAACACGGCACAAGATGATGCGAACGAAGCGCCCTCCGCAGGCATTGTGTTTATCAATCAACAAGGCCGCGTGCTGTTGCTCTGCCGTCCGTGTGGCGCGTGGGGCTTACCCGCTGGTTCAATTGAAGCCGACGAAACGAGCGAAGAAGCCGCACGCCGCGAAACGATGGAAGAAACCGGCTATCCACCGTTGATGCCGTTGCGCGTGATCGGCCAGTACGAAAACTTCCGTGCGTACGGCGCGCGCTGCGAACAGTTCCCCGTGTGTCTCAACGACGAACACACGGGTTACGGCTGGTTCGACCCTGCCGGCATGCCATCACCGTTGTTCGCAGCCACGCAACACGTTGTAGGTGCGGCTATCGCGGATGGAATGGCGATGGATGAGCGCGAACGCGACATCAACGGATGGCTTGAAATTGACGACAATCCGATTATGGCAGTGGGCGTGTTTCCGTATCTGGGGAAACGCATCAAAGATGCACCTGACCCGAACGCGTTTTACAATGTCTACCGGCCGGAAGAAGAAGTAATAGAAGCCGTTGAATCGGGTTCTTTCAAACTGTTACCGTGGATCGATAATCACGTGATGCTCGGCGACGGCAAAGATTTGACCCCGGTCGAAGCAAAGCCTATTGAAGGTGTTATCGGTGAACGTATCCGCTTCGATCCGAACGCGGGTGAACACGGTCAGATGCTAGGCAATCTGAAAGTGTGGACTTCGACACACGAAAAACGTATCGCGCATAAGCGCGAATTGTCGCTTGGATATCGTTGTCGTTTCGAGTATGCGCCGGGGGAGTTTAACGGTATCCCTTATACTTATATCCAACGCACGATGCGGGGCAATCATCTGGCGTCCGTTAATGACGGGCGGAGCGGTCCGGATATTGCCGTGATGGACGCAAAAGAATTTACCTTCATAACTGATTCTATGGAGTATCAAACCATGAGCAAGAAAGCCGCTGTATTGACCCCGCGTCTCAAGCGCGTCTCCGATGTGCTGGCGGGTCTGCTGCAATTCGTGAAAGACGAAGCCGACAAGCCGGAAGCCGAACGCGCGCCGGCCGGCGAACTGGAACAATTGAGCACGCTTATCGAACAAGCCGCGCCGGTCATCCAGCAAATCGCTGAAATCGGCGTGGTGGCGTCCGGTGTCGCAGAAGCCGAAATTCCCGACGAAGAAATCATCACGGACAACGACGACAACACGGCCGCCAATCGCACCGCCGAAAAGCGCGAAGAGTCGGCGAGCAAAACCGCCGCTGCACAGGCTGCGATGGATAGCAAGGATATCGGCGCGATCATCGCGCGTGAAGTCGCAAAGGCCGTCAATGCTGCAACAGCCAAGCTGCAACCGGCGATGGATGCACGCGACGTGTTGGCAGATGTGCGGCGCGGCGCATCGCTCGCGGAACGTGCATCGCATTTCATCGGCAACTTCGACGCCGTGATGGACGGCAAAGATTGGGGCGAGCAGGAAGTCGCCGCATACGTCGCGAAAGAAGCGAAGATTCCGTGCGTGAAGGGTTCCGAAATCGTCGCCGTGAACGCGTGGATGCACGGTCAAACGCCCGTGACGAAACGCAAGCTCATCGGGCTCGAATCGGTTGTCGACTCGAAGGATAAGCCCGCTTTCCTGTCGAAGTTCGAAGAAGGCAAAAAGCAGTAAGCCGCCGTAGTTCAATCGATATTTATCAAAAGGAGTAGACCATGTTGCAAAGCACTGTTCGATTCGACTACGGCTTTGGTGTCGTCGGCGAATCCCGGAAGCACGGCGCGCGCCGTGCAAAGCCCGGTTTCATCGTGTCGGCCGATCAAACGCAAAACGTCGTCGGTCGCGCATTCACGCAGGCGAACACGGGTGGCGTTGTCGCGGCGGGTGGCACCGGCATTTTCTATGGCCTGCTGGCAAATCCGAAGCAATACGCTTCGCGAGGCACGCTCGCCGGTGGTCCGCTGGGCGCTACGCTCACACTGCCGAACAACACGGAAGCGGAATTCGTTGAATCGGATTACGCATTCATCGTGCAGATGAGCAACGCGAATGTCCACATCGGCGATTTCGTCGTGTTCGCAAACGCCACCGGTGTTCTGTCGTCCGTCGCGCCGGGTGCTGCACTCCCGGCGAACAGCACGCAGATTCTCGGCGCGATGGTCAACGATCTGCCGCAGCCGACCGCGAACGGCCTCTGCACCATCAGCAT